GAATGTAAAGGTCGAGTACGATTAGTTAGTTAACTCGCGGCTAAATGACAAGGAGTAAGTCATGCTGTCGTTTACATTCATTTGATAGGCTGCATTCTCTAGCCTGAGATCAGAAAATGAAAATGTATTTTTGAATGCTTCTCCTGTGTCCACTACTTCAACTTCGAAATTGTACACAGATTCATTGTTTATCAGCTGTGAAATCTCACCAGTAGCTAAACCAGAGACTAAAAACTCTAATTCCACTGATGAAGTTAATGGATATTGGACCTTTCTTCCATATGGGTAATTACTACCTAGCCCAAACAAATCAATTCTATTAATCGGTATATTGAATGAGAACGATTGTATACTTGCATCACCACTGATGGTAGAGCCACCAATCTGCAAATTCTGAAGAGTTATGTTTAATTCATTAGGAGAGCATAAGGGCGGCTTAAATCTATTTACTGATGCATAATCTCCAAACCCATTTACACTAGCGTCTTCTAAATTGACGCTCGCAACACCATTATTATTACCAGAGGATAGATTGATAGCGGGGATCTGTAGTGAATCAAAAGATCCTTGATTAACTGTTATATTTGAGCATTTGTATGAAGTAGAGACGACAGGTAAAGATCCTATCGAAAAACCTAATGAATAGTTAGTTAAAAAAGCATTACCGATACAAATCACTTCAGACTCATTGCCTAAAGTTGATATAACAGAAGCATCATTCACAATCATATCAGCCGCTCCATTCTCATGGTTGACTATATAAAAATTTTGATCTTGGTTATTATAACCACTAAAGAACTGTGACTTATCAACTCCCGTTTGATCGTTTATTAGACCCAACATATTTTCATTTAACATTGCTGGCGTGTAATAGTAACTAATAGATAAATCGACATCAGGCATTCTAGTTATCTCATTGATAGCTAAATCCTTAGATCCAATCTGCTTTGATTTCTGTCTTTCCTGAGAGAACCCTACAGAAACACCCTGCACGGCGCTCATATAAGCTCCACCCATCGAAGATCCACTTCTAACGGTAGTGCTAAAGGCTGGTCTTTTACCAGCTATAACAATAGCATTATTACTCTTTAAAATATTTCTAGCCATACTAAATTCCTGTTGGGATTACACCTAAAACGTCTTCTATTAAACTTACAGAAAAATCATGAGAATTAAAATGCTTCCAAGTATGATTCCATTCTGGGCAATACACAGATTTTGGTTGGTTATACACAGACTCTAAATCAACTCTAAACCTTCTATAACCAGCTTTATTCTCTAAGAAGTGGAGCATGGATTTTAGTTGCCTATCTGATATATCTTTAAACTCATAATTAATCGGGAAAGAGGCATTATTATCTTTAGTTTTAACTCTCTGCTTAAATGAATTCCTAAACTCAAGCTTTTCATTTTTAAAAGTTACATCATTTTGGAACCCAACGTCAGGCTTATAAAAGAATCTCTGGGACCAGAAAGACCCTTCTCCAGTAGGAGAGTTCTGGGCGTTCGATGTGTGGTCTCCAGTACAGTAATAAAAATTATTTAATTTATTCTGATTCACCCCAGTATAGACAACATCAAATTCATTATAACTTACTGAAGTGTCCCAGTCTCTAAATCCTGTATTTACAAAATTCATGCCTGACCAATTAAATATGTTTGGGGCTTGATCTATACTATATGATACAGCAACTTCATAGTGTTGATTATTAACGTGATTAATAGCATAATTATCTGATATACCAGACACATTTTGATATATGCCGCTATTATCAATATTGACCTCAAACATTTGAGTGCCATTTTTACTCTCAATAAAAGCCGCTAATTTACGAGCATTAGATTCATTTAAATCATACCTAACTTCATATTGAGCCTCTAAACTATTCATAGAGAAAGGCATCATATTAATTTGATGATCATCCACCTCATATTGAAACGTTTTGGATTTAAAGGACGCTTTAGACCCATACACAGGAACAAGGTTTAAAGCTGCGTAAGTTGACTCCACAGCTATACCCGAAATGTTTTGATCTCTATTATAAAATAATTCAGAACCCATGACCAATATAATTTAAATTTAAAATAGTAGAACCATTATCAGAAGCCGATAAAGACTCACTTACTAATGTAGCATTAGGAATCGACAAGGCTTGAATATCCGTTCCGTCCCTACCGTCAATATCAAAAGAAACAGTTTTGTTTTGCCTGTTAGTTAAGAAGTTAAAGGAACTTTGAGGAAAAGCTTCGTCAACCTCAATCTGAACTTGAGCCGAATACTCCAAAGGAGGGATGAATTCAACAGAAACAGGAGTTTCACTACCTATAGAAAAATTAGGCTTTCTACTGGATGTGATCGAGTAATCAAATCCAATAACTCTGTTAGTAGTAGAGTTGTCGCAAGTAATACTTATAGATCCTTGGGAAGGGATGTATATTTCACCAGTGCTTCCAAATTCACTAGGGTTCTCACTAGAAGATATCATCTCATTAAAAACAGATATTGAAGCATTAACTTTTGGAACAGATCCTACAGCACAGTTGACAGAATATGAGTTCAGGTATGCATCAGAGAATCTGTAAGAAACCCCCGCATATCTAATGTTACCCGTCATACTGCTCGACCCAGTAAAATCCAAAATAGGATCATTATATATAAGATGTCTACTGATAGACACTTTCTGCTCAGTAGCACCACCAACAGTTGTTAAACCCTTCCTTGACCCAAGGGGCTTAACTGTATTTGCGCTATTAGAATATGAAAAGTCTACAGAGCTGATACCGGAGAGTGCGCTACCAGCTATGTTGACATTTACTTCGTCATTTAATCTTGAACCTAACATTATCTTCTAAGTTGTCCTCCTAATCTTTTTTCATCCGCAATTACCTGCTTAACAGCCGTCTTAATCTTATCAGACAACGCTTTTTGTTGATCTGTAGAGTTTTGACCTTGCGTTTCTGTCTCTGCTCCATTCGATCCATTGATAGTAATATTAATATCTCCTGTTGATTGAGATGTCTCTGTTGCTATAATTAATTCGTCGAGCTTAGCGACTAAGTTTGTGTTATCACCAGTCCCAGCTCCAGAATTAAGAGCTTGTAGGTTACCTGCGCCAATATTTCTTGTGGCAGCGGCGTTCATTACGAACTCTCCACCAGAAAGCATTGCGGGGACTGTATCAACTCCACCAGCAGCAGGAATTAATCCTCCTGTAGCTTTTCTGATAAGGTTTTCGTTATAAGATCCATCAGGATTAAAAGGATTACCTTTAATACCAGAGGAAGCGTTGTAATTACCAAAACCACGATCTTCAGCGCTTAATCCATCAATAGCATCATTTCCTTGTGCATCTCTATGTACTATTGGACCTGAATAAACGCTAGGTCTGGCAGATGAACTTTTTGGTGTGAATCCTGATCCAATACTGCTAGGACCACTCTGGAAACCTCTCCCTGTAAATAAATTAGATAAACCTCCATAAGATTGACCAGCTATATTATTACCTCCAAAAAGAGAACCTTTTAATCCAGCTCCAAACTTAGTTCCAAATGACCCTTCCGTTCCTGAAAATCCAGCTTTAAATCCAGCTGACATAGATTTAAACCCCGCGCCGACAACAACGCTAGCTGCTGCCGCCGCTAAAGACTTCATCAACTGCTTCTTCGACTCTTTCTTTTGCCTTATAGCTTGCTCTTCAGCAGCCACTTGGCTAGCGTACAAATCAAAAGCTTGTTGTTTTGCACCTTGAACTTGCTGGAACTGAGGGCTATTTCTCTTACCAAACATACTAAGTCTACCGCTTTCTGGGTCGAGAAACGCCCCATTGCTAGTAAGAGTATCTCTACCCATAGCTATTGGAGTTTGAGTGGCGAAAGAAAGAAGGTTTCCTGCTCCGACAATCGCTCCTGCTCCGTTCATTCCCGGAGTGGTAAACATGCCTTCACGATCCCTGACTTGGCCCCCAGATCTGAATCCTTGCATAGAACCTGAGTTTAGTGAAGACATAAATCCGACACCATACTTTCTGACAGCCTTTTTGTTCATTACAAACTCGCCACCCATGAGCATCGCCGGGACATCATCTTTAGTACCTGACCCCCCTCTGATAGGACCACCTCCTTGTTTTCCAATTCCGAAACTACCTAGAACATCATCGACGGCACTTTTCATAAAAGCGCGACTCATTGTACTTAAGAATTCTGAAGCGACACCTAACAAAATATCCCCAAGATTCTCTCCTTTTTCGATAGCGTCTAACATTGCATTACCAATGTTATGAGCAAAGGAAAGAGACGCATCCTTTAGGCTTTCGTTTAACTGATTTGAATTCTCAAGGGCTGTGGGTATTGCTTCACCCATTCTCTTGAAAACTCCCCTACTCATTTGAATTTTAGCGGTGGCTTCTTCTTCGGTCAACCCCGCCAGATCTCCACCTTCATCTATTCGACCTAAGACATCAGCTTTTTGACGAAGAC